TTGTTCGCATAGACGCCACCATCAGCATTGAACCATGACGATATTTTCGAGCTTATGATTGAGCCAATATTGCTCCAACCCGAGCCGACTTTCTTGGCAACGTACTCTACAGTTCCGTGAAGCGTCTCGTTGAGCTTGCCCCATACAGTGCCTTTTTTCTCTGCTTTGTACTCAGACTTGCCGTGGAGCGTCTCGCTAAGCTTTTTCCAAATGCTTCCGATTTGTTCTGCTTTATACTCAGATTTACCATGTCGCAGTTCGCTCAGTTTTTCCCAAATACCGCCTACTTTTGATGCGGTGTAGTGAGATTCACCTGTTTGTAAATCTCCTAAGTGATTCCAAGTGTCGCCTACTTTTTGCGCCCTGTACTTTGAGACGAGTTCCTTTGGCGTAGTCTTTCCTGTGATGAGGTCGAGAATATTCTGAACGCCCTCGCCTAAGGTAATCAAGAATTTTGCAAGCAGGTTCTTTTCTTCATGGCTTTGTGCCCACTCGACAATGTTCTGAACCCACGATGCTACCTTTGCCACCACGTCAAGGTTGAGCTTGATGGAACTTGTCTGACTAGAGAATTCGAGCAATCTCTGAAGCCACTTAGGAAGATTCAGTTTCGCCATTATTTGCAGGTCAAGCTTTCCGTTCTCTTTCTTGAACTTAGTCCACTCTTCCCAAATATCATGGCTCTTCAGCCACTCGCTGAGCTTCTTTGCAGCCTCCTTGAACGCCCCTTTGAGAACGCCAAAAATCGCAAGAGCTATGTTGCCGAGTAGTCTTCTGCCTTGAGTGAAGATGCCTGCCCAATCTATGCCTGTGAGAAAATCAACGATAGCTTTACCGATAGACTCCCAATGAACGGTCTCTAGGAATGTGCTCACGAAGTTAAGCGCAGACTTTATCCCTTCGCCTATAGTGCGCCCGAGAAGACCCCAATCGAAATTCTCTACGAATCCGTTGAGGAATGTGCCGAGACTCTTCGCTATCCTTTCGAGCGTGGCATTTATCTTCTTCCAATCTATCTTTTCAAGCGCACCATTCAGCTTCTCTGCTAACAGTTTGCCGAGCCATTCAAAGTCTGCGTTTTCCCATGATTTTTTGAACTTGTCTGCCCACTCGTTTATTTTGTCCCCGACAGGAACTAGCTCGAATCCTCCCCCACTAGCACCACCACTACCACCGCTAGGTGAAGATGATGACGGTGAGTCGTTCAAACCATCGAGCTTATTTATCTTGTCGAAGCCCATCAGTGTGCGCTGTAACTCTTTAGCCTGTTTGTTCGCTCCGCTAGCGTTACTGCCTATATTCCCGATGCCGTCAGAAATAGAGGCTACGTTTTTCGATACGACTACATACTTTCTGCCGAGCAGTGCGGAAATGAAGCTTGCGACAGCGTTCGCCGCAGAGGTCAGCATATTGATAAACTTGGTCAGAAGCGGTGCGACAGATTGCAGAATCGGTGCAAAGGCTGACGCTAGAGCGTTTCCCAAGCCATTCAGCGCACTTTTTAGGGAATTGATACTGTTAGCCGTGTTCGTATCGTACTGAACAAGCCTGTCCATGCCCTGCTTCGCAAGAGCTATCCCTGTGATGATACCTGCGAAGATTCCTCGTCTGCCCCATCTAGCGATACTGCCAAAGGCTCTGCTAGCAAGTGCAGGTATCTCTTTCAAACCTCGTTTTATTGAGCCTAGAGCTTTTGCGCCCAAGCTCGAAGCCACGTTCCTCAAACTTGATGCCACATTATCTAGCTTTGCTTTAAAATTAGCTCCACGAAAGAGGCTCTGCGCTTGCTTTTCAGCAATGAGCATCTCGGCTCCTGCAAGCTTGATTTTTTGCTTATATTCTTCCCACTTTGCCAAGTCTTCGGCAGACGGAGAGACTATATTTGTGCGGTTGAGTTCGTTTATCTTTGCGGTGATTTCGGCAATCTGCTTCTTGGCTTCTGATGTCCGCTTCTCTGCTCCTGCATCAATTGTGCTTCCCATTGTCTGACCATCTTTGGTCTTATATGTAATAGGAATCTGCGCTTGAAGTTTCTTACGTTGCTCCTCGAGAACCTTTATCTGCTTGTCGTTCACGCCGACTGCGGATGCGTTCATTTTGTTCTTGAACGCTTCGGCTTCCTTAACGAGCCCTCTGTACTTTGCCTTTACATCGAGAACGCCTTTAGAGATGCTTGCGAGTTCGCCTTTTGAAGCTTTCAAGCCCTTGCCGAATAGTCTGACGCTGTCGGTAACACTTCCCAAGCTTATCTTTTTGACGTTCTTCTCGAAACCTTTTGTGAAGCCGATGCCGAGCCTTTCACCATCATGCTTCAGTTCTTTGATGTCTCTATTGAATTGTTTTTTATCTACTTTGGCAACAAAAGAAATGCCGCCAACATCAATAGGCATAACTACTCCTTTCTAAGGTCGGTTATCTTGCCTATCTAGTGGCGACATTACTCGTTACCTTTATTTCAATCTTGGTTATATGCCCACATCGTGGGCATTTTATTTCGAGCTTTCCATATTCGATGAGCAGTAGAGTCTTTCCGCATTTTTCGCACTTCAGTTTTTTCATTTTGCCATTCCTATCAGTGCGTTCTTGATGCCTTCCAATGCGTCATGTATCTGCTTCTCGGTCTTGTGAGAAGCCTGTTTCTTTAGGTATTCGCTACGGACTTTCTTCTGCTCGGGCGTGAAATCTTTCAGTCTTTCGGGGTTCTTCTCCGCTCGAATCGAAACTATGCGTCCGAGCGGAGTTTCGCCCGATAACCCTTCTAGTAGATATGAGAATTCACGCCAACTCATTCCCGACAAATCGGTTGATAATCGGATGCCATACTGTGCTTGAAAGCTCGAAACAATTAGCGACCAATCATCATTAAGGTCATAGTATGGCTCGATTATTCCGATTCTTTATCCTCGTCGGGGTCATTACCGAGACACAGGTCAATCGCTGTTGTTATCAGCGTGGTGTAGTCTTCCATGTTCAGCTTCATAGCTGAGATGGTTTTCCTGTCTTTCTCTGAGAACAGCACCTCTGTGGCTTTAAGTGACGCTTCAAGCTCGCCCTCTCGGTTGAGGATGTCTAAGAGCTTGATTGCCGTCTCTGCTTCAGATTTTACGGTAATAAGTTTCCCTTTGATTTCAATCTGCGGATTCTCCGCAAACTTCAGCTTGTCGGTTAATGAATAGACCATGATTTTCTCCTCTCTTTACACTAAGGTGTTACTGTCGGCTTGCCGTTCGACAGCACTTCAAATTCAAGCGGTGCTACTGCTGTAGAGTCGCCCGAGCCGAGTGCAGTTACGTTAATAGGCGAGCCTGTGAAAGTAACGACTGTGCCATCCTTGAATGTCCACTGAAAGTCAGCTTCTGCGTCTCTGCCGTTCTTGAAAGCGAGACCTGCGATGAAGTTATTTCCTGTGTCTCCGACGTTTCTTTTGCCCGAGACAGTGATGGTTATGTTCTTGGCTGTCATAAGTCTGCGAACCCATCCCTCGCTCTCAAACGGAGTCCATTCTTCAACGCCATTGTCAAATGACACCTCGAACGTCTCGCAGTCTGCTATCGTAGCCCACGATTCAGTACCACTTTCCGAGGTATTGACTTTGAACTGATTCTCGTAACAAGGGAATACGCCTGTTGTAGTTGCCATTTACTACCTCCTATAGTAGATTCTCGCTGATATATGGTACTCATACACACCGTTGTCATCTGTGCCAATGAATGAAGGCTCTGCTTCATCTAGGCTGAGATAATCAATGTGAATACCGCCCATATCAACGTCTGTGATATAACGTAATTTCTCATACAGATTCCTAGAAGCGACCTCGGTCTCTCTAGCGTTCTTGTTCCAATGAACGAGGATTCTGATTCTCGTAACGTCATAGGAGGACTCTTTGCCGAAAGCTTCGATTCTTGCAAGACCGCTTCCTGCGCCGTAGATGCCGACAGTCTTGTGCTTTGAATTGTCTATCTTTCCGATATAGTAGTTATCGGCAACTTCCAATGTTCTTAGATAATCTCTGAATTCCGCTAACATCAGAGCTTTCCTCCTAATATCTGCCTTAGAGTGTTCTCGTAATACTCTGTAGGCTCATTCTGATAGATTCCACCCTCTTGCCATAGACTGAACCACAGCCCTTGTGCGTTCGGGTTCTTGTCTGTCCTAAAGTTGTATTCGGGATGATAATAGAGCCTTCTCGCATAAGGTCCTTCATGCACGAGCTTTACAACGCCATTGTTCATACCACTGTCATCTAGGTAGAACTTCTCGCCTTGTAATGCGCCTGTGTCACGAGGAACGACCTGTGCTTCTCTGATTCTGTCCTGCAAGACCCCCATAGAGATTGCCAAGGCTCTATTCATC